CAACAAATACTCCCCTGACAGCAACGCCGAGCGGCACAATGCTGGCGAAGTTACTGCCCCCGGGCGGACTCTGGAATCTCGAAAGCGGCTCGTGGCTGCATCGGATTTTGACAGCGTTAGGTGATGAGTTTGACCGCGTGGTAGCCCGGGGTGTTGACCTTATCAACGAAAGCGACCCTCGCACCGCTACCGAAACCATCGGTGATTGGGAGCGCACGGTGGGGTTGCCGGACGTTCAAGTCCCGGTGTTACCAACAGAATTGGGCGCGCGCCGGTCGATAGTAATCCAAAAGTTGTTGTCGCGGGGTGGGCAAGACGTTGGCTTTTTCGTCAATCTGGCCTCAGCGTGTGGGTGGTCGGTGGCGCTTTCGTTAACGGAGCCTCTCCGCAGCGGCTTTCGTTGCGGGGCGCGTTGCTACGGGGGCGATGCCTGGGCGTATGCAATCACGGTAGGGATGTCCAACCCCGTGGCAAATGCTCTACCCTTGACCGACACGAAGCGCATCATGCGCGCCGCAATGCACGCGCACATCATTGTCGTATTTGCGTAGGAGAGAACGATGCACCGAATTGATACAGACGGCAACGTGAGTAACCGCTTCGATCCGGGAGACCCGACGGTACCGCGCTTCCCGACGGTGGTAGATCATCACATCCTGAACGCGTTTCAGGAAGAGCTGATAAACGCGATTCTCACCGCGAGCGTCACGCCGACGAAAGGGACAAACAACCAGCTTGCCGGCATCATGGCGAATCTGACCACCGCGCAGACGTTTACGGCCTTGAAGACGTTTGCGGCGGGATTGGCGGCAACGGCAGTCTCTATCAGCGGCACCGCGACGTTTGGGGGTAGCGTGTCCGTCGGAGGGGACGCGACCTTGACCGGACACAAGCTGACGAGTTTGGCAAATGGGTCTGCGGCCACGGACGCGGTCAACAAGGCGCAGATGGACAGTGGCGACGCCGTAGCTGCCGGCAAACTGACACAGGTGATCGCCGCTTATAATTTCAACGCGGTCACCGGTACGGGCGGAGCCGGCATCCTCTATGGCCCTGGCCCGACCTTCTCTGGCGGACCGACGACTAATCAACTGCCGTGGATCGCCCCGGCACCTGGAGCGCTGTCGCTATTGCGATACACCGGCTCCGCCGCGATTACCGACACTGGAACCCCGCGGACATTTCGATTGGTTGTCAGCATCAACGGCGTCGATTCGGCCTTGGTGACGACTATGACCACGGGCGACACGGTTGCAACAGACTCCTCTCATACCGTGTCGGTCGTCGCTGGTGATGCCGTCCTGTTCCGCATCACCCAAGCGCTGCTGGGCGCCTCGAACAACGGGCCAAGTTCGTACCAGTGCGTATTCAAAGAGTCCTAAACTACTACTGGCGGACGCAGAATGTGCGGATCTTGTTCTGCGTCCGGTCAATATCCTCAAGCAACTTGGTGTTCAGCGGGCACCATGTAAACTCGGTTGGCGACAAGCACGCGAGGAGCAACTCGACGCCGCACGTGTCCTCCCAAACGACACCGTCCGGCGAGTAGCAGACGATGCCCCCGTCTCTCAGCGTGAACGTGGGCCACGCTCGCCAGTTACTGTTGTTGACACGATAGGGCATGCCGCTGTCGATCATGCTCTTCAGGTCGCACGGGTACGGAAGCGGATGGCCTTCGCCGGCACCGGGTGCGGAGCTGGATCCTCCGCATCCAAGGACCAACAAAATCAGTAACAACGTCGTTATTTTCACGTGTCCTCCTCAAAGGGCTGGGTTTGGTATAGCGCAAAGCTGCGCAAAAAGGGCGCCTGATAGACAGCGGCCCAGCACATCGCGTAAGGTGCAATTGGAGGCACTCTAACAGTGAGACGGCGGCGCAAGCCCGGGTCCGGTGATTGGCGCGTGGATGCTGCACGCTACCTCGTGGCGCTGCACCCTTTGGCGCTGGGGGTGAGCGTCTTGGGCATCGTTGTGCTTTGCCTTTTGCTTCGGGTTGGTCCCTTCGAGATGCGCAGAACGCTGTGCGGGGAGTTTCTCAGCCAGCCTCTACCGGACAAACCGTTTCCGGGGCAATACACTCCGCCCTGCAAACACGGCCAGGTGAGTATCTCCGGAGGGTGCTGGGCACGCTTGGCAGAGGACGCGGAGGATTGCGGTGATTTCTACTCGTGGCGCGGGGCGTGCTATGCCCCCGCGCCAATGGGTGTGGATCACGTCCAGAAACCATCAACATCGTCTGTACAAGTGGAGAGCACGCAATGATCGCATTACCGCAGCTACTGGCGTTGATGCCGCACCTTCCTGTACCCAAAGCGCGGGAGGCTTTGCCGCATCTTGTGGAGGCGTTGACGTCGGCGGACATCACGACACCGCTACGTCAGGCGGCATTTCTCGCGCAAGTTGCGCACGAGAGCGCGGAACTCCAGTACATGCAGGAGACCGCTTCTGGTGCTGCGTATGAGGGCCGGCTGGACTTGGGCAACACCCAGCGCGGGGATGGTGTCCGGTTCAAGGGGCGCGGCCCGATACAGCTCACGGGGCGTGCGAATTACCGCGCAGCGGGCGCGGCCTTGGGACTTGACCTCGAGGCTCACCCTGAGCAGGTGGCTACCTACCAGGTGGGCTTCAGGGCGGCGGCTTGGTATTGGGCTACCCGCAAGCTCAACGCTTTGGCGGATCAAGGTCCGGTGGCGTTTGACCAGATCACCCGCGTCATCAATGGCGGGCTCAACGGCAAAGCCGCGCGCGATGCGTATTACCTGCGCGCAAGGCTCCTCTTGGGGGCGGCATGATCGCCTGGATGCAAGAGCGAATTTGGTGGTTCGTCGCCATCCTTGCAGTGGCGGGCATCGCTTTTGCCGGTGGCTGGTTGGCTCACCCAATACCTCCAGCGCGTGTCCAGGAGGTGGTCAAGGAGGTCGCCAAGGAGGTGGTCAAGGAGGTCGTAAGGACCCAATACGCTGAGCGCGTCGTTGTTAAACGCGTGTTTGTTGACCACTCGGTGACCGAGAGCCACCGAGTTGAAGAGCACAGACCGGACGGTACGACGATAAGCAAGGAGGACGTGGTTCGAATCGCGGATGTCACCACCCAGGAGGGGGCGGTTGCCAGTCGTGAGGCCACGCGCACGATGGCCTTGGAGCAAACGGCGGAGCGGACGAGGGAGGCCACGAGAACGGTTACCTCTGGCCGCCCGGATTGGCGCTTGGGCCTGCAAATCGGGGCCTCCTTGCGCCCGCCAGCGCTACCGCTCGCTGGGCCTTTGGTACTCGGCGTTGCCGTCGACCGGCGCGTGTACGAGGGCGTGTTGCTTGGCGCCTGGGCCAACACGTCTGGCGCTGGCGGGATGAGCGTGGGAGTGGAGTTCTAGCTCCTCGAGGACACGCGACCTCGAGGAGCGTTGGAGCCGGCGTTTATGGCGCCGCGAGCAGAGGCCAGTCAAGGGTCGCTGGCCATAGCGCCGCAGTGTCGGCAATGCTCAATCCGAGTGTCATCCCAGTCAAACTGGCGGACACGTAACTGGGCAAGCTCTCGTACGGCGGCATCGCGACCGGCACGCACAAGCCCAAGCCGGGAGTATCACACAAAGACGCGAAGGCCGAGGGGTTATTTGCCTCCTTGGCCGCTTCGTACGATTCCCGAATTTGCGTTCGCAATGGCGCCATGTAATCCGGGCATTCACGGCTGGCGGCCTGTTTATAATTCGTCCGCTTTCGGTCGAGCACCTGCCCCGAAACTACGCCTTCCAGGCGAAGTCGGAGGGCTGACATGTAGTAATACTGTATATCCAGCCAAATGCATGTCCGATCCTGCGGCGTAAACGGTCGGACGTTCGCTTTGCGGAGGATGTTTTCCAGCTCCCGCGCCACGCGGTAAAAGCCAAACTCAAACTGGTAGGGACGAAGACGATTGCTTTCGCGGGCCGCTTTGGAGTCGGACAACACGAACCGCATTTTCGGGATATCGTACGGCGGCTGAGGCCAGATCCGCGCGGCGTACGGGACGGACTTCCATGTGGCGTTGACGTCGGCTTCTGACGTTTGAGCGCGCGCAAGCGCGGCCCACATAAGTAGGATGAGGCACAAAATGCGCATGATGATTTTTCTCCTGCCGGGATATCCGGCGGCAACAAAGTAACCGCGCCACAAGGCGGGCGTCAATAAGTATTTACTTTTTCGGCGTTAGCTGTAGGCTCTGCAACGTGAATTACATCTCGGTGTGCTCCGGCATTGAAGCCGCTACCGTGGCTTGGCATCCCTTGGGCTGGCGCCCGCTGCTATTCGCCGAGACCGCGCGGTTCCCGTCGCGCGTTTTGGCGCATCATTACCCAGAGGTGGTCAACGTTGGGGACTTCACCACGATCACGAAACGGTTCGATTGTGACCTGCTCGTCGGCGGAACTCCGTGCCAGGCTTTCAGCGTTGCCGGACACCGACGAGGGATGGGTGACCCTCGTGGCAACCTTGCCTTGGAGTTCTTGCGGCTCGTTGATCGCCTTCGTCCACGCTGGGTCGTATGGGAAAATGTCCCCGGCATCTTGTCTTCGGGCGGAGGACGGGATTTTGGTGCCTTCCTCGGGGCGTTGGCAGAACTCCGGTATGGGTTCGCCTACCGAGTGCTGGACGCACAATTTTTCGGAGTCCCCCAACGACGTCGTAGAGTCTTTGTTGTCGGATGTATTGGAGACTGGAGACCTGCCGGAGCGGTACTACTTGAGCGCGCGAGCAGCCGAGGGCATTCTCCGTCGCGCCGAAAAGCGCGGAAAGAGGTTGCCGGAACGCTTAGCGGTGGCTCTGGCGATCGTGGCTGGGCGTCCGACACCGATCAAATGACGTTCAATCCAGTCTTTGCGCGGACGCTGACGGCGTCCGCGCAAAGACTGGATTACGAGACGGAGACTCTACTGGCCCTGTCTGCTGTCGGGTCCGGAGTAGACGTGGGCTCAATCGCTCCCACGATCCGGCGCTGTAATAGTCTCGCTGTATCTTCAGCATCTTCAGCGCGAGTCCGGCGCCTCACTCCGATGGAGTGCGAGCGGCTTCAAGGATTTCCCGATGGGTATACGGCCATACCAGAAGCCCGGGATGGTGTTCGGTATGCCGCCCTTGGTAATTCTATGGCGGTGCCGGTCATGGCCTGGTTGGGTCATCGGATTTCGTTCGTTGAAATGTGCGTGACCGGGGCTCACGAGTCGCGAAGATAGACGTTTTACCCATGAGCCCCGGCACCTGGAGCGCGCGTCCCTTCGGGAGGACCCGCCGGGGAACGGCTCGACTCGTCAAACGCGGGAACCATAGCCACCCCACGCGCCGGAAGATGCGTGGCTCCACTTCCGGCATCAACTCCCACAAACGCCGTAACCAAGCGCGACGCGCAGCGTTCGGGTCAAGTGGCTTGATACGCATTGGTAAGGCCCGTACCCCAGGAGCTGCTACGTCTGCATCGGACAAGACAACCCCGCGCAGACAGAAGGACTCGGTTAGTAGCAATTCAAGGTCCGCGTGCTTGATGAGAGCATTCCACGCGGGTTGCCAGCGCGGCGGTGGATGACCGAACGAGAAGGCGATGCGCGTTTGCATCGCCTTTTCCGCCGCTCGGTACCCAGATTGCGAGGGATGCCGCTTGATTGGGCTGGGTAGATCGCCAAACCCCAGGCCTTCTGCGGCATCGTGTACCAGAGCCTGGATCGCCAAATAGCGGACGACGTCTTTCGTGTGACCTCGTTGGCGCGCCAACCATTCCACCCTCTCGCTCACGAGTATTTCGTGCTGCGCAACCGAATAAAACTGCCAAAGTTGCCCCGCGAATCGGCACGTGTTGGCCGCGCCTACGGCAACCGCCAGCCAGTCGATCTCGCTGCACTCTGGTTCCAGCGGCCAAATCCGCGCTCCAGTGACGGTAGACAAATGGTGGTCATCGCGCATTTCGGTTTCCTTTCGGTGTGGTGTGCTCGCGGCACCCGTAGCAGAATTTGCGGCCGTAGCGCGCTTGCGCGCGGGAGAGGGGATGAGCGTGGTGCATTTCCCAGATAAGACACCACGCTGTTTTATTTCTCCGACCCTTCACCCCCACCCACCACCAGTTTCGATTTCGCCGGTTGCGCCGCTTGCGTGACACCCAACGAAGGAGCTTCTTCCAGCGTCGAGGGATACGTACCAAATGAATGACGCCGAGGTATTCATCAGCGTCATTACTCATTGTTTCACCACTCATCATTTCGCAACCCCCTGAATTCGCGCCACGGTGATGGGTATGTATGCCTCTTCAGCCTCGATGCCGAGAAAGCCGAAGCCCTCAAGGTGCGCGGCCATGCCTGTTGTGCCACTCCCCGCGAAAGGGTCCAACACGCATCCCCCTGGGGGCGTAACCAGACGCACCAGGTACCGCATCAACGTCAAGGGTTTGACGGTGGGGTGCCAGTTTCTCGCTCCTCCCGTGCGTCCGGCGCCCGCGCGTGGATTGTTCACCCCCGCGCTCCCGTCTTCGCGGTCCGTCGCTTGCCCTCCGGAAACGCTCGGCAGGGCATCGCATCCCAAATCGCGTTCCCGTCGCGAGGGTTTCGCGACAAAGAAAAAACGCGCTGGAGATCCGAGATCCTCTGCCGCGTAGCTATCAAGCAGTACGTTCGGTGGCCAACGACCCGAAGGATGCGGCGCAAACTGCTCAATCTGATCAGCCGTTTGAATTCGGCACGCGCCGATGTTGAGCGCCCCCGTGCCGTGGGCTTGGACGTTCTGGGCGACGGTACCGGCGAACGGCTTGCGCGCCAAAACGATGGGTTCATGTGCCGGCTTAAGCGCTGTACCCTGACCCGTCCCGACGTTGAGGCTTTTGGGAAAGCCCGTAGCATACAGCCAATGGAGCGAGTCGCGAATGTCGAACCCCGCGTCTTCTATCGCGCACGTCATCCGGTGGTACGTCCGCGTCCCGCCAAAGGCCAGCAAATGGCCACCGGGCTTGAGCACGCGCAAGACGTCGCGCCAAAAGGCCGCCCGATATGACACGCCGTGGCCATCCCAAGCTTTGGCCATGTAACCTATTTCATACGGTGGATCTGTAACCACCGCGTCAAACCGGTCGTTCGCAAGAAGCGGTAACGCCTCTACCGCGTCTCCATGGATGACGGACGCGTTAGGCGCGGGGTGAAAGGTTTTCATAGAGGCGTTGCCATCGCAGTTTGACTTGTGTTGGGTGCGAATCAGCTCGCGGGCGGGACTCGCGGTTCCACGTCCCTCCGCCAGCCGTTCCGACGAGGCGCCATCCAGCTCCACGCAAAGACGCTCCGCCCTCCTCCGGCAAGGTGTACGTGATCAACCTCCGCCACCCAAGCGCTCTGGCCGCGCGCCAAGCCGCCGCATAGAGCATTGAGCACGCGTTACGCGCCTCAGCCAAGACGCACAAGCGAGTCACCTCCGCCGTCCACCCGTCCTGAAGCGATCTGGATACTGGGCGGCCCACAACCGCGACGCCAACAACGCGGTCCCCATCGGCGCACCCAAGAGCCCAAAGCCCACCTTGTGCAGGTCGGTGGTGTCTGTGGTGCAGGCCGACGAACGCATGTGCGGTTTTCAGAGTGACGGGAACAACTTGCAACCTCATGTCGGAATATCCTCCATTGCGGCGCGCAACGCATTCACCAGCGGCTCAACCTCTTTTTTTGCCCTTCGCCTGAACTCGCTAATAGCGGCGTTCACCGCGGATTCGTGAGGGTTTTTGATACTGGGCGAGGATGCGATAAACTTCTCCAGCGTGTCTTCAATTGCGTCTACCGCGATTGCGGCGGGCACTGGCGCCGTCAGATTGCGCGCCCCGGGCATCCTCGCCCTGTCGTCGCGTGCTCGCGCCAGTGTTGCCGCGTCCCTCACATCTCTGGGCGTCAACCGCTCTGGGCGCGCGGTTGACGCAGCATCACCGAGCAGCTTGGCTACAAACGTCCGCAACACGCACTCCACAACGTCCGGGAGCATCGCGTCGCATACCGATGCAAACGCATGCGCCAGGTTCAGGTCTTCAATTTCGCCGATTGTGTCCGCAAGAGCTGACACTGCGTCAGACTGCTTCTCCGAAACGGCCTGCATCGTCTCGTAAGTGTCCAACACGGTAAGCAATTGCTCCGCATTGTAGTAGTCCGTTGTCCCAGCGTGTTGCGCCCTCTGAATGCGGTAGCGCATGTTCTCGATGTCGTGCTTATTCGGTATCATTTGCAGTCTCCATAGCGGCGCGCCACCGCGCCGCTAGCGTTCAACGGCCAATCGGGTGCCCATGTTGGCGCGCGTCGCATCTCTCGCACCATGAAGTCCAACGCTTCTTTCCCCTCTTGTTCTGGCACTACGCAGACGATCTCGTCATGCGTGGTTGTCACCACGCGATATCGCCGAGCAATCGACGCTGCTTGCCCCGCTACCACGTCCCGCGCCAGAGACTGGACCAGATTCTCCGTCAGTTTGCCCCCGTACATATGCACGCGCCCGCTGTGACGCGCGACATACGACCATCCCGTTCCGGTGCGCCTCAGCCCAGGATACCGAAGCACAAGACCACCGGGTTTTCGGATGGCGCAAGACGAAACGCGGAGGCCCTGAAACTCCAAATGCTGACCTGAAGCCATCGCCTCAATCAATCTCTCGCACGTTCGCCATAGCGCGGGAATGCGCGGCGCATTGCGCTCTCGGTATTGGCGCACAAAATAGTCCGCCACCGCGCAATGCGTGAGCAAAGCATCATACGACAACCGAGAAACGGCGCGTGACACCATGTCCCCGAAGCACTCTCCGGTGCCGTATGAGCGGCTCGCAAACGCGATGGGATCCACGCCGTAGCGTTGAGCGTCTGTCGCTGTGAATTGCACCGCGTCTACACCACCCGCCCCGGATGCCAAGTTCAGCGCAAACTTGAGCCAGCCCATACCGTATCCAAGACCCAGCACCATGGTCTTGGATACGTGCCGCTCAAGAGGCGTGTCCTTCTTGGACAAGGGCTTACCGAAAAACCCGCTCCCGACATCGGAATAAAAATCTCCACCCGTTTCGTCGTTACGCCGGAACGCGGTGAGCAGTGTAGATTCGCCCGCCAACCACGCCACACCACGGGCTTCAATCTGCATCGAATCGACGGCCACCAGAACGTGGCCATCCGGAGCTTCAATTGCATCCCGAAGCACACCGCCTCGGTTGAAATTCTGGAAGTTGGATCGGTCGCCACCTGACCAGCGGTGTGTGTGAGCCCCGCAGTATTTGAGGTACACTGGTATGGCCCCGCGTGAGGCCACTCCCAACAAACGCTCCGCTCGCGTTTCCACAATGGTGGACTTCACCGCAAGTCGAGCTTCGGCGAGAAAGCGCACCTGATCGTCAGGGTGGTCCAAAAGCGCTTGCATGCCCGCGTCGGACTTCGCAAACGCAAAAATCTCACCTCGTTTGCCCGTTTTCGTCGGCGGGTCAACCCCTACACTTTGGAGTAGGTCTGCAAACTTCCTCGCGCTCGCGAGTGTTGCTCTAGCATCACCCCCGCATTGCGCATTCAGCTTTTCGAAAAACTCCGCTTTGCGTTTCCGCTCTTCGGCCAGAGCGGCGTGCAGCACGCCGACGTCCGCACGTAATTGCGGTTCAGTAAAACAACGGACCGTCAGGTCGATGAGCGCGAGTTCCGTTTCGGAGAAATCCGCCATCATCGCCGCGCGCACCCGGCGCATCAAGACCACATCATTCCGGCAGTATTCGCCAAGCGCAAGCCAACCAGTGTGAGTCAGTTGTTCGCGACGTAATCCGAGCACTGACCCAAGGACGTCCCCTTTTGTCCCAAGCGCGTACGACTTGGCCAGGTCTGCCAAGCGGGAACGATCATGTAACGCTCGCCCCATGGAGAGGGTACACCACCAGCGACCCGGGCGGATGCCGTAATGATGTGACAAGACCAACCCGTCAAAATGCGCATGATGGGCGCAGACTTCGGCTCGTCCCCAATTAACGGACTTCGCCCACTCCCGAAACTCCCAGTCTTCAAGCCACACCGGGCGCGCCCCATCGATGGACACGCCGATTCCGAGCACCTGAAATCGCGGATCGCGGACGTACTCTTCCGCCGTCATTCGCTTGAGCGAATACTGCTTTGAGTAATACGTCTCGAAGTCAATGTCGATCATCGCAGTGGCTCACATGACCTGAAACGGCTCAGGACAAATAGAAAACGTCTACACGGCGCTCCAGACCGTCGACCCATTCTTCGACGGTCTTGGTGTCGCCGGACCCTTTTTCCCGCCATCCCCGGCGGACCTCCTCTGACGTTCTGCGCAGCGTCAAGCCAACGCCACCCAGCGCGGCGTGAACGGATTGAAAGGCCGCCGCAGTCCACACGGTAGGCGACACGCAACGAGGGTACACGATGAGATCCACATCTTTGCCCGATTGACCGCGAAACAAGACTCCCCCGGTCAAGCCGCAACAAAAGCCGGCGGGAGTCAGGCGCTCGTTGAGCGCACGTACCAGGTGGAGCGCCGGCTCAAGCGTCCAAACGATCACGGCAAGGACCTCACCAGCGCCGCAAGGTCCTCCAGCAACCGCGCCAATGCGCCCCGGCCCTCCGATGTTGATGGCACCACCGAGAGTGTCTGAGCCGCCATAGGTTGAGGAGTCGTAGGTTGAGGAGTCGTAGGTTGAGGAGTCGTAGGCAGCGCGGACGCGGGAGGCCCCTCTTGAGCGACTTTCGGCGGACGCCCGCGACGCTTTGCTTCGGGCGCGGGCGACGGCGCGGGCGACGGCGCGGGCGCTGAAGATTTGCACCCAATCACGTGGGTCCACTCCCCCGATTGCAGTCGCGACCCGTTCTCGCGCGTAACCTGCTCGCCGCAAAGGGCGCAGACTGTCGACGTCGGCACGGACGCGCCAGCCGATGCTGCGTGCCGAGCAAGCGCGTCCGTGTCGGCCTCTCCGGGTGCCACATCCACAACCAGCGGTCGCGCGACCGTAGGGGCGTTTACAACGGGAGTGGTGGGGAGGGGTGCATCGAAGAGCGCTGCTTCTTCAGGTGACAAAAACACGACACGTTCCTTTCCAAAAGCCGAACAGCGGGATTGATGCGGGCACCCAGCGTATGCGGTACACGCACGTAAATTGTAGGGTACTTCGTTTTGTGTCACGGCGAGCCGTGACACAAGTAACTGCGCTACTACTGTTTCAATGCGCTCACGTTGCTTCAGAACTTCGTCCTGGTGAACGACTTCGGCCCGCAGCTCCGACTGCACGCCCGCGCGGCTGACGTACAAATGAGCAATGCGCCAGCGGGCCGCGTCTGGCCAGCGCGGTAGCTGGGCCAGAACGTATACGGGCATTTGTACCGTCTTGATCAACGCTTCGTTTCGACGTGCGTTGTCGAGCGTCGAAACGAATTTGTGATCCCACACTTCCGGAACGTCCCCTCTCCGGAAGGTCAGGTCAACGAATCCATCCCAAGGTACGCCTCCCAAACGCAAAGTGTTTTCGGTGTTCAATGGCGGCCATCGCCCTTCGCCTTCCGGGCGAGCGGTCCCGTCGAATCGCTGTTCGACGAGCAAGTCCGCGCCTGGCGTTGGCAGGACGCGAGCGGCGATCACGCCATTGACCATTTTGCCCATCCTTACCCTCCCTCGAGGTGGCTCCCCCGTGCGAAGGTAATGAGCAAGCAGAGCGTGGCCTTGGGCGCCGGCTGCTTGGGATGCGGTTTCCTCCGGCTTGAGGCCCGCGACGCGCTCAAACCACCACGCGCGCGGGCAACCCGCGTATTGTGTCGCGTCGTACCGCTCAACTTGAGAGACCGACAAAATCATTCAGTCATGCCCGCAAGCGCCCATGCAAGAGCACTCATCGCCGTTCGCGAGGAGCCGCATTTCTTCCTCGAGCAAAGACACAGGAGGAGAACTCGGGCGATCTCCAATCGCGTACTTCTCGATCTCCGCTCTCAATTCAGCGAGCCTTTGCCCACACCGAACGGGCGGTCCGCTACGCGCAGCTCGGCGCTCAAGCCGCTCACAATCAAGCCGATACCCCACAAGGCCGTACCCCGCAATGTCCTTCCACGGGGATTCGTCGTTTGTAGGTTTCTTGCCTTCAGCAATTCGTAACAGCTTGTCAACAACCCGGACGACCAGCAGGGCGGAGCCGAGTTGCGGAACGGAGATTCCTTCGGGGTACAGCAAAGCAAGCACCGCCCCCGCGCGCCCGTACGCGTCTCCGTAGGCTTTCTGCTTTTCCTCCACGAGACGCCCGATTTCGGCGCCTATTTTTTCGTATTCCATTAGCGCTCCCCCGTGGCGTATTCGCGGAACGCTTTCGTGTCCGCTGAAACGTAAGCTTTCGTGCCCTCCGGAATGTCCGGCTTGGACTGGCGAGATTGGCTCTCCGGCGCCGGCTCCGCTGGTGGAGTCAAAGCGGCTTTCCGCGCGACGTAGACCGGGCGCAGGGTGGCGCGGTCAGGCTCATTGAGCTTCGCGATCTCCGAAATCAGCCCCGCCAGCACGTCGAGGCTGCTCGCCGCACGCACGCGCGCGATCATCTCGTCCGCTGCGGACGGGACAGACCCGCTCTCAACCCATGCCTTCAGCAGCGCCCCGATTCGCGGCACATCGGCGCGCGTAAACGCTTGCTCTGTCAATTCCGAGCAGCGGCTCTTGCTCACCACAAGGTCACCACCGACAGAAAGATCCAGAACCGCGTCGAATTCGTATTCCGCGCCGTCCCGTATGACGGGGGCCATTCCTACTTTACGGGGGACTGCCTTGCCCCGTCCATCCTGCTCAATGACATACTCCGTTTTTGAGCGCATGGTTGCAATGACATGCCCCGAAAACGACAAAATGTCGTCATTGAGTTTCGTCCACATTGGGGACGCGTGCTTCCACCCCGACGCGAACTTGTTGCCGCCGGAGCGGTCTACCAACTCAAGGGTCGCAAGCCAGGCGTGCGTGAGCGAGTCCAACACCAGCACGTCGTATTTCGCTTTTGCCGCGTCGGCGATACGCTGGCGATACTCTTCGATGGTCTTTTCCTCCAGCACCGCCACGTCGAACCGTGGCAAGCCTTTGGCGTCCGCGTACTTCTCCGCGCTTCCGCGCTCCGAATCGACAACGGCGATTCGGTCGCCCAATAGCTTGGCCAGTACCAAGCTGGAATAGGTCTTGCCAGACCCACTGGCTCCCGTCACTGCGATGCGAAGCTTCGCGCGCCGCCGATCTGCCGGACGAAAACTCATCGTTTGCCTCCCTGGCTCTGGGGAACGGCAAACCCACGTGCTCTCATCATCCGCTCCCATGCTCCAATCCTCTTGGAACTGATTGGGGGCAAGTACACCTGCCCCCGCGTGTCGCGATACCCCGGACGCGACTTGTCGTTGCCCAGAGGGACTGGGCACTTCTCCAAGTACACCATTATTTCTCCTTGCGGCGCGCAATCGGCGCGCGCTGCATATCGCACGAAAGCGCGACACTTGCAACCAATTCGTTTTTTCGGTAGAGGACGCGGCGCAGCTCGAAGAAAAGGAAAATAACACATGGCTTATCGCGAAGTGGAGTGGACGAAAGAGGACGCCGCGAGTGGGCAGTTCGTCAGGTTTGATGCGAACGGCGATACTGTGGAAGGGGTTTTCGCTGGCGCCGAGGACCGGACCGGGCGCTACGGCCCCGAGACTATTTTCCGCATCAAGACCGCGCACGGGGAGGCCACCATCAGCTCCAGTGGCAATTTTGACTGCGCCCAGAAGCTGAAGAAAGCGATCAAGCTGGGCGCGCTGAGAGTTGGGACACAGGTCAAGATCGTCCGGACCGGTCTTGCGGACGTTGGGAGAGAAAACCCCATGAAGGTGTTTCAGGTCCTCGTCGATGATTCGAAGGTCCCCTATCCGACCGAGTCGAACGGGAACGCGCCAACGACACGGGCGTCGCCCAGCGACTTCCATCATCCCCCGGCCGCGTGGACCGAAGCGGAACGCGCGGAAATGCGGCGCTGGGTTGAAGAGGAGCGGCGTCTTTCGAACGCCCCAGCATCGAACGCCAAGCCGGGCTACGACGATGACATCCCGTTCTAAGTTGGCCACAAGCGCGGAAGTCTGCGCCGAGATCGGCGTGAAGCCAAACACGCTTCGGGCCTGGATCAAGCGCGGGCACGTTCTGTTTTCCGGTCAACGCTTGCGGCGAAGGTGGCGGCGCTACTCGAGAAAAGACGTGCGGCGCCTACTGCGTTTTGTATCGCTGGTTCGCGCCGGGTATACACCCAGCGCGGCGAGCATAAAAGTGTATGGCTAAGCGATGCAAGTGCTCCGGGATTACCAAGAGCGCGGCCTGGCCGCGATCCTCGCTGCGTTCAAAGCGGGCCACCGAGCAGTGTTGGCCGTCGCGCCGACGGGCTCCGGGAAGACGACGATATTTTCAGCGCTTGCGGCGCAGGTGGCGGCGCCCGTCTTGCTTTTGGTACATAGACGGGAACTCGCCAAACAAGCCGCTCTTCGACTGCGCGAATTCGGCGTCCTTTTCGGATACTTGCTGGCTGGCGAGCCGACAAACATAGGCGCGCGGGTTCAAATCGCGAGCGTCCAAACGCTTGTTCGTCGTAGACGCCCTCCGGCGGGCCTAATCATCGCGGACGAAGCGCATTTGTCTACCGCCGACACGTGGAGCGCCGTGCTGGACGCCTATCCGCACGCACGAATCCTTGGCGTCACTGCTACGCCGTGGCGCCTTTCGGGCAAGCCGCTCGCGGGGGCGTATGACTCGCTGGTTGTCGTCGCGCGTCCATCCGAATTGCGAGCACAAGGCCATTTATCTCCATACGTTGGGTTTTCGTACCAGCATCCGGATTTGTCGGGCGTCTCCATCGTGGGAGACGACTACAACCAAAAGGAGACGGGCGCCTTGATGTCCGCCATCGTTCCCAACGTCGTTGAGCAGTGGCTGGCGCAAGCACGGCATTTGAGCACCGTCGTCTTCGCGGCCACCGTTGAGCATTCACGCGCGCTGGTACGCGAATTTCGAGGCGCTGGGATCGTCGCGGAACACCTGGACGGGGGTATGCCTTTGAGTGAGCGAGAAGGCGTGCTCCGGCGGGTGGAGAACGGGCAAACGCAGGTGTTGGCCAACGTCGGAGTGGCGGTTGAAGGCCTGGACATTCCACGACTCAAATGCTGCGTACTCGCGCGTCCAACGAAATCTCTCTCGCGCGCCATCCAAATGATGGGCCGCGTTCGCCGGCCATGGAACGACATCACCGCGCGCATTCACGATCACGCGTTTGTAATCGCTTCGCACGGCCTTCCGGATCAAGACCGCGAGTACACGTTGTCTGCGCGCGAGCCGAAGGACGCGCCTCCCGCGCTTCGGACGTGCAGGACGTGCTTGGCGATTTACGAAGGTGACAAATGCCCAGCTTGCGGCTCAGCGCCGGAACCCAGGCCGCGCGGCGAATTGCGTGAGGTCCGCGACGCGGAAAGAATTGAATTTGTGAGCGAAGAAACACCAGGCGCGGTTGTAGCTCTACCGCCAGCCCCCGCTCGAACATCGGTGACTATTAGCTGGGATCGGCCCGGAAGAGTGATTACCGGGGTGTACGAGCGGGTTGCCGTTGAATGGACGCCGTATGGCGACAAGCCGCACTATTACATCCGCACGGAAAAGCGGGATTACATACTGCCTAGTACGTCCCGCCTTGCGATTTTGATGGCTCGCGTGCCCGTAGGCGCGTCAATACGCGTGACGTACTTGGGGTTTGCAGACGGTGGCGCGAAGCATTTCCGGGTGGAGGTCGACGATGGAACGTGACGGCGATTCAGAAGGCCGCCTTGAACGGGATATCCAGTACGAGATTCTACGCGTTTGGGGAGCGCACACGGGCATCCGGTTGTTTCGGACGCATACGGGTGCGGCACGGGTCGACGAACGCGTCATTCGCTTCAACACTCCTGGATGGCCCGACATCATCGGGATTGCCCGACCGACAGGGCGTTTCGTGGCGATCGAGGTCAAGTCCGCTACGGGACGGCAAAGCGTGGCCCAAAGCGGCGTCCAACGAGTACTGGAGGCTTTTGGCGGAGTGTATATTCTGGCGCGTTCCGTACAAGACGTCGACGCTGCGCTGGCGCGCTTGGGTTTGTACCGATGATCCGCTGTGTGTTGGTGACAGGCGACTGCCTTGATAACCTGCGTCGCCTTCCGACCGGGAGAGCCCAAACTTGCGTTACGTCCCCTCCTTATTGGGGATTGCGAGACTACGAGATGGACGGACAGATCGGGCTGGAGGAAACACTCGCGGAGTATATCGCTCGATTAGTTGATGTGTTCCGGGAGGTCCGCCGCGTGCTCCGCAGCGACGGGACGCTGTGGCTCAACTTGGGTGATAGCTACGTGGGAAGTTGGGGGGCTCAAGGTCACCCATCAGCTCCAACCTTTGTGCCCCGTCGAACGCGCACCGGAAGCCTCAAACGCACTCCCGGCTTACGTAACAAGGACATGTTGGGTGTTCCCTGGCGAGTCGCCTTCGCGCTGCAAGCTGACGGGTGGATTTTGCGGCAAGACATTATTTGGCATAAATCCAACCCCATGCCTGAATCCGTCAAGGACCGTTGCACCAAAGCGCACGAGTACATGTTTTTGTTGAGTCCGAGCGAGCAGTATTACTTTGACTGGCCCGCCATCCGCGAACCGGCCAAGACCGGTGTTCGTTTTGAAACAACGCGTGTAAGTGGACGGAGCTTGCGGAAACAGACAAACGACGGCTTACGTACAAAACGCTCCGTTTGGACGGTCGCCACGCGCCATTTTCACGGGACGCATTTTGCGACGTTTCCACCTGCGCTCATCGAGCCCTGCATCCTCGCGGGAACCAAGCCCGGAAACGTTGTCATTGACCCATTTAGCGGCGCGGGGACCACCGGGTTGGTGGCGTTGACCCACGGGCGCCGCTACTGGGGTTGCGATCTGAACCCCAACTACACGGCTTTGGCGCAGACGCGTCTGGACACGGTGGCCGCATGAAAGCCGCCCTCGTTTACGCGCGGATGGGGTGGCGTGTCGTTCCGTTGCACGGGCAAGTGGCCGGTGGTTGCACCTGCTCCAAGGGGAGGTCCTGCCCTGCGCCAGGGAAGCATCCGCGCATCCGCGAGTGGCACAGTCAAGCGACCTCTGACGTCAACGCCATCGCCGCTTGGCAAGCGCTTTGGCCGGACGGCAACATCGGGGTCGCCACGGGGAAGGAGTTCTTCGCTCTTGATGTTGACGGCGCGCGGGGGGCTGCATCGTTGGCCACCTTGATAGCAGCGCACGGCCCGCTACCGGACACCGTTTACCAACGTACTGGCTCCGGGGGCACGCATTACTTGTTTCGTACTCCGCCCGGGATGATTGTCCGCAACAACGCGAGCAAGCTGGCTCCGGGATTGGATATTCGCGGCGAGGGCGGACAAATCGTCGTAGCGCCGAGTGTCGGCGTGCGCGGGGCATACACATGGATCCGGCCTCCTTGGCAACACGATATCAGCACTGCTCCAGCCTGGCTGGTCACACTGCTCAATGGGCCGGTCCCGGGGCCGCCTACCCCGCGTCCAGGGTTGTTTCCTGCGGCCTCCGCTCAGGTGCTGGATCGCGGACGGGCCGCGCTCGCTGATCATGGGCCAGCGGTTGAGGGTGAGGGGGGTGACGAGCACACGTTCCGCGCAGCGGCCATCCTCACGCACGATTTTGCACTGACGTTTGACGAAGCCTGGCCCTTGCTTTGCGAATGGAACCGCGATTGTGCCCCTCCTTGGGCAGAATTGGAGCTTGCCGCCAAATTGCGAAACGGGGAGAAGTACGGATCCCGACCGAAAGGGCATCTCCGTGCGCCCGAAGCTTTGGCAATGGGTCGCGCGATCATCGCGGCGTTCGACGGGGGAGACATCGGAGCGTTGCTCAAGCGTTTGGCGCACGTGTTGGCAATTGCCACCGCGACTGATTGGCCGCAGCTCGAAGCGGACTTTCGGTCCATGACAGGACACGGATTCAAGCGCTTCGGAGTCCGTGAACCTGTCAGATTCGACGACGCGCCTCCTGACTCTATTACCGTCACGACCGAGCTTGCGGCAGTGGCGGACAAGGCGACAGCGGTCCTCGCCAAGCACGTGTTTACGCGCAACGGCGTTTTGTGCGAGGTGGTTCGCGCCGAACGGACGACGTTTCTCTCAGACCTAACCCCCGCGCGCGCGATTGACCTCTTGTCGAGAAACACCAAGTGGGTGCGCCATGACACAAAAGGCGCGATCACCAGCACAACCCCGCCAGACGTGATCGCCCAAATACTTTGCGCGCGTCGCGTCCATCAAGACATCCGTGTTATTGAGTCCGTCACGACCGCTCCCGTTTTTTTGGCGGACGGGTCCATCCTCCAAGAGCGCGGATACAACCCGAAGTCCAAGGTCTTCCTGGAGCCGAGCGTTACGGTTTCGGTCCGCGACCGTCCAACACAGGCCGACGCGGAAGATGCCGTTCAACGCTTTTTGGACCTGCTTTCCGATTTTCATTTTGCAGAGCGCGCCGATTTCTCGGCTTGGCTCGCGGGCGTGCTCTCTCCGCTGGCGAAAGCCGCTACCCAGAATGCGCCCGTCCCGCTGATCGCGGTATCCGCCTCTAACCGGGGGGCCGGGAAAACGCTTTTGGCCTCCATTGCAGCGCGCATTATCACCGGGCAACCCGCCGAGGTCCGACCCTACAATCCGCGCGACCCAGGAGAATGGGGCAAGAGGCTCACCGCGTTTGTTCGGGCGGCTTCTCCGATCTCCGTATTCGACAACGTGACTGGCGTCTTCGGAGACGAATCGCTCGACCGTCTTCTCACATCGAGCACCTGGTCAGACCGAGTGCTTGGCGCCAGCGACGCCCCGCCAATCCCAGTGACCACCGTCTGGTGGGCCACTGGGAACAACATTGAGCCTCATGGAGACACGGTTCGGCGCGTCCTCCCCGTCCGTCTAGTCGTAGACACCGAAAAACCGCAGGAGCGCAGTGGCTTTCGGCACGCTGACATTGAGCAGCACGTAACGGACCATCGCGCGATCTACCTCACTGCGGCGTTGACGATCCTGCGCGCCTACCATGTCGACAACCGCCCAGATCAGCGGCTCCCCGCGTGGGGCTCATTCGGGACTTGGAGCGCCCTCATCCGCGCGGCGTTGGTATGGGCGGGACTGCCTGACCCATTCTTGACGCAAGCGCGAGCGGCTCAAGCGTGGGATGAGCCAGACCTCGAGGCGCACGACTTTTGGTGTTCCGTGATCCGCGACAGCGACGGGTCGCCAACATCCATCGCGTTGTTGGCCAACCAGCGCGGCGCTCAAGGCGTTTTGGGTATTCGGGAAAGCGTGACGCCCTACACGCTTCGGCGTTTCGTCCATCGCTTTGTGGGACGCCCCCGCCTTGGCCAGCGCATCGCCAAGGCGGGCGGTAAATACGTACTTATCGGAGTCTCCGCAACCGCGTGATTTCCACACGGTCCGCTGCCCACCCCCACCCCGTCGACACATCTACAGTGGTCGACGCATCTACAGTGTAGACGCGCTTGAGGTACGGGGTGAACATCGACGCGACATTCGCGTCGAGAATGACCCCGTCGTCGTGGCGAACACCTTGGACGCTCCACTCCAAGATGTCCTGCAACGCCTCGCCTCCCAGTACCCTGTACTCAACGACGGGCACCCCCACAACGTCTTCGACCGCGACCGGTTGCGGGGGCTTGGTACGGGGGCGGGATATCCCCCGTACCAATTGCCCCTGCAAGTACAGGGGCGCCCCGGTCGCGTTGAAGATGTTAATCATCGTGGGCATGAGGGTAAAGCTCCTCATCGCGCGGAGGGTTACTCTGCGCGGACGCCGCGATCAGCGCCCGTCGAATGGCCTCCGTCTTCGAGACCTGCCACCGCTCCGCCAACACGGCCTCAGCGGCCAGACTTTCTGCCGTGTGCTGGCCCTGGAATCGGGCCACCACTGATCCCTTTTTCGTCCGTCGCAAGGTCGGGGGAGTATTCTCCCGGTTGAACCTCACGGTCACCCCTCCTCTTCTGCTTTGCGCTCCGTGTCTTCCTTCTCTCCGCTCATGCTTTCTCCTCCGCTCCAGCCTGATCGCTGGCGAAGGGAGCCGAGAGTCCTCTCGGCTCCTCCCGTCATCCGCTCAGCTTGCACACGTGACCCCAACCCGAACCGTCCCATCGAACTACGCTATCAGCATGTACTGCGAAACAGCGCTGCGAAGCGCTGCCCAGCGCCTCAAGGAAGGTCTCGGACAGCTCCACCCAACTGGACTCCCGCGCCAAGTATGACATCACGTCTTGCAGCGTCTTGAGGCGCACCGGGCGCATCGCCAAAGCGCCGTGTGTTCCGCGCGTCGAACTGAAATAGACGCAGTGTTCGTCCACAATACAACCGCCCGAATACAGGTCCGGCGCGCACCGCGCCAAGTCGTCAATCCTCCAGTAACGTTCAGCAAGCGGGTGGTAGGTCCGCACCAAATCCGCGCCCCTTTCCTTCAAGGTGGCCACCGCTTCAGGCCACGTCACGGCATCTGCACACATAAAATCTCCCCGTTCCATCGAACTACGAATCGCATACGAAAACCCGGGGCCTCAAGCAGACGCGGCACCCAGACGTCAGCCGTCGCCTGGTCCGAGACAGACGTCCCGATCCAGATCATCCGGCGGACGTCCTCAGGGATGAGACGCCAACGCTCGGGCCGCTTGGTTAGCAATAGCCAATCCAGGTGGCGATGCGTCCCGCGAATGATGCCCCACAGCCGAAAGCGCTGAGCCTCAACTGTGTCCCGGGCACAAGCCACGTGCCTCCTTGCTTTCGCAATGCGCTCTGATTGCCAACCAGAGGGCCACGCAGCGGGCTGCTCAACGACCTCCAGGACGTCCGCTCTCGAGGCCACAAACACCCTCTGCCGCTCGCTTTGCTTGGCCGCCCTCCGCGCCCACCGGTACGGCAAGTCCATGTACGCGTCGCTGGGCGGCGTCCTCGTCCCGCCTTGCCAAACCGGCTTCGAGCCACGCCACGGTTGAAACGTGTGATCCGTCACGGCATCTGTACGCATACAATCTCCCAGTCTGGAGCAAGCCGAGTTTGCGGCTCGGCTTGCCCAGCCAGCGCTCACGCTGGTTGCTCTGTTTCACGCAGGATACGTCTGACGCTATACATGAAGGATCGCCAAACGCCTTCGTGGGAACACGCAGCGCGCGCATGTTCCAGCGCCAATTCCCACCTCCCGCTCCTCGCCGCTACGAGCGCAGCGTAGGCACAGTTGATCGACGTCTCGTCAGCCTGTCCATTCTCACAAAGGCGTTCAAGCGCCTCATGATATTCAGCCTCGAGGCGTTCAAGCGCCTCGAGGTATTCAGCCTCGGTCTCTGTCGTCATTGTTTGGGAGTTTGGGCGCCGCGACGTTCGCAGCGCGTCGAAAGGCCGCAGCCATTTCCTCTCTTTCGACTGGGTCCAAGGGACACCAGATCGTCAAGCTTGAGTCCAAGCCGTCCGCACATCTCAAGACAAATTGCACTCCTTGCTGACAGGTCTCTCCGACCTGTCGTTGGCGTTGGATTCGGTATGCCTCGCCGAGAAACTCCTCGGCCTCAATCTCGATCTTCATGTTTTTTGCCTCTGCGAAGTAACAGCCGATGCTGGAACCAGAGGGTTCCATTCGATGTCAAAGACTTGCTGAAGCAAGTCCCGGCACCGCCACAACGTCCGGAACTCGACGTTGTCACCCTGGGCCTCGACGTCCAAGAGGACGTACCGCCCGTGCGCTGCTTGGACTTTTACAACCAGTCGCCCCTCCTCGTCGCCCTCGTCAAGGGCAAGAGACACATGAGCCAGCCACCCGTCCGCAGAAATACGGTACGAGAGATGCTGCTCTCGTACCGTCGTGGGCGGGGCCGCCTCGCCAGAAGAGAAATATACGTCTTTTCCCGCCCATACAAGACGGCGGGAAGGCGTCTTTGGAATCGCGGTGTGCCGCTGCCACGATTCCGTCGTGTACCACTCCAGCTCGGCGCGGAAGATCACTTCCGCGTCGATGTCCTTGATCCTCCGCTGGGCGCGGAGGAGGTCGACTTCCACGTCGGCCCATATGTAGTCGAGTAACTCGACCCATGTGTGGCCCAACCACCGGCCAAGACGAATGGCGCAATCCAACTGCGCCCTTGTAATATACGTTGGTGAATCTGACTCCATGTTGTGCTCCTTGTCCAGCGTGAGTGCTGGCTGGGCAAGCCGAGTTTGTGGCTCGGCTTGCTCCGTCAAAACTCACGGCCTGAATTAATACCTCATGACCAAGCCAGGGCAATCCACCAAACACGCGCATCCACCGTTGTTTAGTTCCCATGGAAGGACTCTGCCTCCCCACATGAACAGACGCGGCCTCCGCAGTAGTGACACATGGGCTGGGAGTCCAGCCAATCCTCTGCTTCATCCCGAGCTTTCCTGGCACAACAATCGTGCAAATCCGGCTCAAGGCACGCACCATGAATCAGCGGTACCGGAGAAAGTGCATCGCAAAGTTTCAACGTCAGGTTTAAGCCCTCACGGTCTGCGTTGCAGAGGGCGTTAGGCTCCCATTCAGGAATCTTGTGGCGCTCTACACTGCTTGACACGTAACCGCAAGAACAGACACACTCGTTGCAGCTATCGCATCGTGGTTGCTGAGCAATCCACGTCAACACTTCCTCCGAAACCACACCCCCTTCGTGCAGCTCCGGCGCGCGGCAAGCCCCTTGAATGAGGGGAATGACCGGTGGTGTGTCAGCAAAGAAACGCAACACCCAAGCTAACTCCAACCGCTTGTGGTTGCAGACAACCTCCTCTTTGACTGTCATTGGTCGCTCAGAGCCGACGGGGCCGGAGTGATGTCCGCATCACGCGGCCTCCCAAGTCACCTCAGGAGCGGCCTGGGCCACGCGCGCATGAAGCGAAGTTGCTCCAAGCGCGAAAAATACATTTACACCCTCGGTGTGGACTCTGACGTCCACACAGCAATGCCACGACACAGACATGGCTGTACGCTCGCATGTCGCGCTGTCGAACCCGTGGGCGTCGACAAGCTCAAGGAGCGCCGCGCCTTTGCAGGCGACGGCGCGGCGCTCCGCCTCGGTCGGAGGCGTGCCCTCGTTGCGCCGAGCCACGAGCGCTGCCGAGGAATCAACGTACTCAATCATCGCTCGGGCAAGGTGGGCCATCGCCTGGTCCTCCAGGCCAGTGACGACTTTCAGTGCCGCAGTGAGGGCGGCGTGGCGCGTCTCCTCGCCGTCAGCGTGCATCGCCGAGACTTCCCCCTCGGCTTCGAACGATATGCCCAAGCGCTGGGCGGCCTCCCGAATGTAATGGGCGCGAGACACAGACGGGTGTTGTCCAAAATCGACCCAGACACGCCACCCGGAGTGGAGGCGGTGGATCTTGATTACGGTTCCTGAGGTTGGGGTGATAAACCCCAACACGTCCGGCTCCGTAAGCACGCCGGCTTTGTGCGGCCCATCCTTCTTCCACAAGTGCGCCACCATCTGGCGCACAAGTACAGTTTTCTGTCGCAGCAAGCCGGCTTCGAAGAACTTCCTCACCCTTGCCACAAGCCATTCGTCGGCTTCTCCGACGAATGGCCCGCAGAGCGAGCCGAATGGCGCAAAGGTCGCTGCGAGCGCATTGAGGGCCGCCTCGAACTTCGGGGTATAGAAACTGAGACCTTTGTACATGTTTCCTCCTTTGGGTGCCCAATCAGGGCTGGTGGTACAGCCAAGCGACGGCTCCGGCGCGGTCGCTTGGGTAATTCATGAGGTGGGGTGCGCAAGCTTGGACAAGCTGACACAGCTTGTCCAACCCTCCTAC